GTCCTCGGCAACGCACCCGAGTTCGGTATCACCGTATCCGCCGAGGACGTTCGGCACCAATCCAGCCGCTCGCAGCTCAAGTTCACGGACAAGCGCTGCACGATCTCGCAGGAGGTTGGCCTGACGTTCATTCTCGATGAGATGAACTACCAGAACCTAGCCGACTACTTCTCGGGCGGAACCGAGACGTTCACGAACACCCACGATACCTTGTGGACCACCCACGAGTCCTCGCTGGTCGCAGCCGTCCTCAAGGTCGGCAACTGGTATCAGCTCAAGAACGACAGTGGTGTCCGGGTCTACGACCTTGGCGCTGCCGGTCTTGTATACTCGTTCGAGCAAGACCCGGCGGGTACACCCGCCGTCCTTGCTGCTGACGACTACGAGATCGACGAACAGATGGGCCTTGTTCGCTTCAAGTCCGGCGGCACTACGGCGCTGGCTGACGGCGACGTCATCGGCTTCGCCATCACCACAGGAGCCACGACCGGACAAGACCTCGATCAGGTCAACGCTCTAACCCAGTCCGACGTTACCGGCGCGCTTCTGTTCATCCAGACGAACGCCTGTGACCAAGGGAACAAGTCCGAGTACCTGTTCCATAAGGTGTCGCTATCTAGTGACGGGGATCTCCCGCTAATCGGCGACGAGATCCAGCAGGCGTCCTTCACGGGCGTCGCGGAGGTGAACAGCGGTGCGACCGACACGTCGCAGGTTCTCACCGTCCGCACCTACGACCAACAGGCGTAAGACTGACTGAGGCACGCGCGACCTTGGGCCTTGTGGCCCAAGGTCGCATCCTTCTTCTCGAACATCAAGGCAGATGACAACTATGAGCTGGCAAAAAAGATTCACCTTTCGTGACAAGCGGAGCATCAAGCACCAAGTCAACGGGCAAGAGTTTCGGTTCTTCCCTAACCGCATGGCCCTGCTGACCCAAGCCCGCGACCTCGCGGAGCCTATCGCCAAAGCGGTCAACACTCTCTTCGTGGATCAGAGCCGCGACTCCGGTTCCAACGTGAAGCGCACCTATGAAGGCGATTTCTCCATAGAGGACATCACGACCAAGGCGCTCGACATCGAGATGGCTAAACACCGTGTCGCAGAGCGCGAATCTGCTATCCAGACTATCATGGGTACTCTGGCAGACAGGAGAGCCCTCATGCTGCTCGGCATGCTGTTCATGGACAGCCTGCGCGAGGACTTCCCCTACGCCAAAGACCGACACCCTAGCGATGTAGAGGAGTTCCTGTACGGCAGCGAGGGCGGGCAGTACGAGGGTCTCGACGCTCCAGTGCTCATGGAGCTGTTCCAGGGTTGGATGAAGGCCAATGTCAGCACGTTCGGTGAGTCGGGGGAGTCACTGGTCGGGCTGGTGAAAACCAAGATCGAGGGGATAGTCTCAGAGCAAAACTCGGAGACGACGGACCCGACCAATGGAGAGCCCTCCAAGACGCCTTCGTCGCCGCAGTTGGTCACGGATTCACCCCAGAGTACCTCGACCAGCTAGACCTCTTACAGTTCAACTCCCTCATGCACTCTATAAACGAGGCCCGCATACGCGCCCGCGTGGTAGCCATCTATGACATGGCTCACGGAGCGCAGTCCGAAGGTAAGGCTATCAATAAGTATGTGAGCGCTCTTCAGAAGAGTGTCGGAATCGAAAAGGAAAGTAAGGGCTCCTCGTCGGATTTCAACCGGGACATCGGGAGCATCTAAGCCATGGTCGATCGCGGCGGACTGAACTACCCCATCCGGGTCCGAGATGAGTTCTCGAAAACGACGGCTCTGTTCCGCAAGGAGATCCGCGCGTCCAAGAAGGAATTCAGAGCCTTCCAGAAAGCAGTCAAGGGTAACAAGTCCGCCGCGAAAGACATCCGCAATCAGGCGAAGGCTCTACAGGGTCAGGCCAAGGCGCAGCGAGCGCTCTCGGCTGCCACCAAGTCAGGGAACAAGCCCCTGTCCGACAGGGAGAGGCTTGCCAAGAAGACACACGCTGCGAACAAGAAGCTGTCCAGGTCCATCGACGCGCTGGCGAAGAAGCAGAGGGCGCGCGAGCGCGTCGCCGTAGCGCTACGCAACGCGCAGACCGCTGACGCTCGCCGCGAGAAGGCGCGTGTCAAGACACTGGAACGTCAGGCCGCCGCAGAGGCCAAGCTCGCGCAGTCGAAGAACGCCGGGTTCCAGGCGCAGAAGCGACTCAACGCCGCGAAGTTCCAAGAGGCTATAGCGCTCAAGCAGATCGCCATTCTCCGCAAGCAGGCTGGCTCGCAGCTTCGTGGCGGTGACATCCGTGGTGGGCTGGAAACGCTGCGTCGCTCGAAGGCGATCGAGGCTTCCCTCAAGGGCCAGCTCGGCACCGCGAAGAGGCTATTGTTCACGTTCCGCCGACTGGTGGGCGCGCTCGCCATCTTCACCCTCGCTCGCAAGGGCGTGCAGGCGTTCAATGCTCTAGTCAAGTCCGGTATTCAGTTCAACGACACCGTGGCTACCGCCCAGCTCGGCATCGCTGGTCTGGTGGTCACGCTTGGTGATGTGCGCGACGCCCAAGGCGGTGCCGTCTCCGCTACGGAGCAGCTCAACCTCGCGCTCGGCGTAGCCCGGCAGCAGTCCGCGAGGCTGCGTCAAGATTCCCTGAAGACCGTGGCGACGTTCGAGCAGTTGCTCGACACGTTCCAAGTCTCCGTTGGTCCGGGTCTTGCTGCCGGGCTCGACCTTGACGAGGTGCGTCAGCTCACCGTAGACATCTCCCAGGCCGCAGGCGCGCTTGGTGTCCCGCAGAACCAGCTCGCCGAGGAAGTGCGCTCGCTCCTGAGCGGCACCATCCAGGCGCGGACGACTCGTATCGCCACGGCCCTCGGCATCTCGAACGAAGACGTGCGCCAGCTCAAAGAAGCAGGCACGTTGTTCGAGGTGCTCGAAGAGAAGTTCGCCGGCTTCAACGATGCCGCGCAGCGCCAAGCTCGCGAGACCTTCACCGGCATCTCGACGCTCATCAAAGGCATCACCCAGGAAATCCTCGGTCAAGCGGCCAAGCCGCTGTTCGACGAGCTTATCGGCCTGGGCAACCGAGCCTTCGACGCCTTCCTCTCCGTGCAGGACGCGGCTGGAAACATCCGCCCGAACCCCGAGGTCGTCGCGGCATTCCAGCAAGTGTTCGACGCGCTCAAGCGCTCGGTGCAAGCGATCAAGGAGTTGGGCCAGGGCTCGGCCATTGGTGCGCTCGAAACTACGATGGCTACCATCGCAGTCACGATAGACTTCGTGACCGGCGCTGTCGTAGCTATGGTGGAAGCGTTCACCTTCGTGCGGGACGTCATCGCCGATGTCGGAGAGTTCCTGGGCGTCACTTCGGAGAACGCCGGGTTCGCTGCGCAAGCGATGGGCGGGTTCGTCGTGAAGGCACTGTTAGCGCTCAAGGCGGTCAAGCTCATCAACGTCAGCATGATCCGCACCTCGCTGCTCATCGCGCGCTGGATCGCCCCGTTCGCTGTCATCATCAAGGCGCTGGAGCTGGTCTTCTCCAAGGTCTCGGGTGTGAACCTTGGGATCAAGGACACCATCGAGATTATCGCGGTGAGCCTGCTTGGCGCATGGTTTGATGTGGCGGAGGCTATCGACACGGTAGCCGCAAAGATCACCTCCGCGATAATCCGCGCGCTGGACTTCATCATCACCGAGGCCCAGGCTAAGGCTCGCTCTGCACGCGGGTTCATTGCCGCCCTGTTCGGCGACGAAGGTGCCGAGGAGCGCGCTCAGGTTCTGAACGATGCCGAAAAGGTGCTCTTCAACGGGCGCAAGGCTGCCAGAGAGAAGGAACACAAAGCGGCTCTCCAGGATATCAAGGATCAGGCCGAGGCCAAGCGCAAGGCGCTTGAAGACGAGCTGGCCCGGACCATCGGGGCTCGTGCCGGTGCGAACGCACAGGGCGAGGGCTTCGACCCGAGCTTCGCTCCCGGCGCTGTCCCGGGCACTGGCGGCATCTCTGGCCCGCCGACTGCCCCTGGCGGCGGAGGTGCTCAGGTCTTCGGACGCGCACGCATCGACGACGATACGCTCAAGCGCGCGACGGAAGAGACTGTACAACTGCAAGCGCAGGCCGAGGCCGAGCGTGCGAAGACGGACGCCATCCTCCGGGGAGCCGGTACTCGGGAAATGGCGACCGTCGCTGCCCGGAACGCCTTGCTCCTGGCAGAGGCCGAGCTGGTCGCGCTGGAGAAGAAGAACGGGCTGGAGCTGGAAGAACTCACCCGGCAGCGCGCCGGGCTCGCCGAAGACGGGGCCGAGCTGGAGAACCTGAACGAGGTCATCGCTGCCCTTCAAGTCCGCCAGGGCTTCGAGACGGAGATCCTGCGGCTCCGCACAGAGCAGCTCCAGAAGGCGCAAGAGGAGGCCGAGCTGGTCGCCAACGGCTCGCTGACCGACGGGCTCAGAGAAGGATTCGCCGCGTTTTCCGAGGAGTTCTCCTCGAACTTCAACGCTGGGTTGCAGATTGCCAAGGAGAGCACTATGGCGCTCGCCAGCTTCATCAGCCAGTCGATCGTAGACGCCTTCGACCCTACGCAAGACACCAGCATAGTAGAACGCTTCGCCCGGTTCATGCAGCAGATCGCCGGTATCATCCTGCAACAGCTCCTCCAAGTAGCCATAGCCAAAGGCATCAAAGAATTGGGTCTTGATACCGCGAAGGAGGCATCAAAGACTGCCGCAGAGGTTGCCGGTGCGACCGCCGTAGGTGCCGTCGAGATTACCACAGCCACCACGATCGCCGGTATCCGACTCGCCAACGCCCAGGCCATCGCCGCCCTGAGAGCCATTTCGGGCGGGTTCTCGCAGGGAGGTCTGGTGAGAGGTTATGCTGTCGGAGGCTCGGTCGAGCATGCGACCAAAGCGGCCCAGCCGTTCGCCTCGGGAGGGCCTCCAAAGCCGTCTCACATCCCCGCCAGCGACACCATTCCTGCGTGGTTGACCCCCGGAGAATTCGTTCTGAGAAAATCTGCCGTGAATTATTTCGGAATACCCTTGCTTCAAGCCATGAATGGTGGTAATATGCCCGTAGTGGGTTCATCAAGTGCAGAAGCAGCAGGGCCTAGCAAGGGGATGGCCTCGGGCGGGCGTGTGGCAGATCAGAACTCCGGTTCCAATGAGGACAGGGGTGAAGGAGGGGTCGTCGTCGTCCCCGCCGTGGTCGCAACCGACCGCGAAATGGACACCCTTACCGCAGGCGGACGCAACGCCATGCTCTCCTTCATGCGAGAAAATGCGGGTAACATCAACGCGCTGCTCGACGGCAGCGGAGGTAAAAGATAATGGCATGTGTTTGGATAGAGGGCTTTGAAAGTCACAGAGAAGCGGGTCAGTTTGCGCGCAAATACGCTACCTCAAGCTCCAACCCCTTCGCCTCGGGTTCTGGCCGCGTGTTCGGATTCTCCGGGGGAGTCTCGGTCGCAGTGGCTGTCACCCCCAGCGTAGGCTCTGGCAACACATTCGTGTTAGGCTACGGCATGAAGTATGCCTCCCACGTGACAGAGCCTAACACCGGAAGCCAAGGACTATACATCGAGACTGGGGTGGATGAGCAATGCCATATCGAAACAGAGTCCGACTCGGGTCTTGGCGTCAGGCTTCACCTCAAGCGAGGCTCCACCATAGTAGCCACGTCAAGCTACTTCGGTTTCGGCGTGTGGCACTACTTTGAATGGAAGCTAACGGTTCGTACCGCAACAGCGGGCGCATATGAGCTGCGCCACAATGGGGTGCTTGACATCTCCGGCACCAGTGTGGACCTTGCCTCCAGTGGCGGGGACGGCTGGGATGTATTCTCGTGGCGATATTCCTCGAACGTCGGCACCACGCTATTTTATGATGATGTGTATATTTGCGACGGCACTGGCGCGAAGAACAACGATTTCCTCGGCCCAAGCATCGTCGAGGCTGTGGAGGTGAGCGCGAATGGTGTATCGAATCAGTTCGATCAAAACTCCTCGGTAAGCGCCGCATACACACACGTCGATGATGCTGGCTCCTCGGCCCCCGACGACTCGACCCTCGGTGGCTACATAGGCTCCGACACCAACGCCCACAAGGATCTGTTCGCCATGACTGACCTGACGCAAATATCCGGTACTATCCATGCTGTGCAGCTTGGGGTGCAGATGGCAATGGGTGCTACAGGCACCCGTACTGTCAAAACCAAGTATAGGGACCCGGACACGACCCAGGCGGACGGGACCTCGCGAGTCGTTGACTCGACGGTGTACGATGAATTCACCGAGGTATTCGACAACAACCCCGCGTCCGCTGCTGCCTGGGACGTTACGGACATCGACGGCGGTCAGTTTGGCGTAGAGGTCGTCTCCTAACCATGACACTCCGATGGCTCGAAGGTTTCGACAATGTTCGCAATAACGACGCATTAGGTCGCCTCTACAACGGCTCATCGACCAGCTTAGGTGCTCTGCCTATTCTAGGAAATGACCCTGCGGAGGATCGCGGTGGGGTCTCCGACGCGATCTACGACTCTTGTGCGACCGATGACGAGGCTATACTGCACACCCCCACACTTGTGGCACCTGTGAGCAATACCTGGATCGTAGGCTTCGCCATGCGCTCTGACGACGCCTCCATTCTCGTCACAGGCACGACAGCTCCTTACGTCGCTTTTCATAACTCGTCCGGTGAGCAGCTCCGTATACAGGTCTACCAAGACAGTCCTGCGAGCACCAAACCCTACGGTCTCTACTATGGTTGGCGAATCATGCGAGGAGCTACTGAGATCGCCAGGACGGATCAGCGCTTCACCCTGGTGGACAACACAACAAGGGCCTGGGTTTACTTTGAGTTCAAGGTCACGATCGACAACACCTTGGGCTCGGTCGAAGGGCGCTTCCGCAATATCAAGATGGCGAACAATAAGGGTCCGGCCCATGAGACCTTCACCTGGGATAACGCTGTCTCAAGCATTGACACTCAGGATCAAGCTACTGCCGGAGTTGACTCCTTTGTACTCTCGTTCAATACCGGGACAGCGGCCAGAGATGTTGGCTTCGACAATCTCTATGTCTGCGATAGCTCGGGCACGAAGAACAACGACTTCTTAGGCAAGTGCATTGTCACGCCTCATCACATCACTACTACTGGTGGCGGGGATGGTGATACTGTGGATTGGACCCTCGCCACGGCGATCTCGACCGAGGATGCTTGGCAGGAGCCTGCGACCAGTGTCGAAGATCCTGACAGGCTTACGAGCGACACCCCTTTGCAGATACATCTCGCTGCCATGATAGGCATTGACCTGATCGACGCTGCGGACATCGTGGGGGTCCGAATGGACCTATACGGGCGCATGGAGACCTCTGGGTCATTGGATATAGGTTTCATGTGGCGCAAGACTACCGGCACACCCGCGCAAGTCGAATCAGGCGCTGTGTTGTCTGTGTCGAGCACGACCGTTACTGCGGCCTCGGTCATCGCCGAGGATGACCCTAACACTTCAACAGATTGGGTCTACGCTGATCTAAATACTGCGCAATTCGGCGCGCAGAACAAGGGTTGAACAAGGGCCGGAGGCATGGTCGAAGTCAGAACATCACGGATAGTGGCAGAAGTCCTAGGGGACGAAGGTGTTCGAGAGTCTGTCACTCGCCTGGAGATACAGGCTCTCGCGCAGGGTGGCAATCCTGCGGAGGTACAGGTCTCCCGCGTAGTGGCAGAAGTCCTAGGGGACGAAGGTGTTCGAGAGTCTGTCACTCGCCTGGAGATACAGGCGCTCGCGCAGGGTGGCAATCCTGCGGAGGTACAGGTCTCCCGCGTAGTGGCAGAAGTCCTAGGTTCCCCCGCCCTCACATGCTCCACGACTCGCCTGGAGATACAGGCTCTCGCGCAGGGTGGCAATCCTGCGGAGGTACAGGTCTCCCGCGTAGTGGCAGAAGTCCTAGCGCGTCAAGGCTCTGCTGGCCCTGTCATCCCGCTCCCGCTGGCTGACGATGCTCACATCTTTCTGCACAACTGGGCGACCAAGGCGAGCATGCGCACGTCGTTCAGAACTCATGTGGTTACCTCTCCTGACTCTGGCGCAGAGGCTCGCCGGGGTTTAGGTGTCAAACCTTTGCGCACGCTGGAGCTGGAGTGGACCATCTGCGACTCGGCCAGCGTATCAGGTGTGAACTCCTTGGAGGAGTTGGAGCGCCTGGAGGTGTTCCTGCGTCGCATGACGGACCAGCGCTTCCAAATACCGATCTACATGGATCAACAAGAGCTTGGAGCCAGCTATCTCGCTGCCGACGACGCCGTGCTAGTGCCTACCGACAGAGCGAGGCTCTTCCCCGGCGCTAGGGTGGCTATAGTACAGCTAGACTTCAGCCATCAATACGTGTCGCATTCGTTCCACACGATAGCGAGCATGGATAAAGACCGCCTCACGTTCGACGCAGCACTTGGCGTGGACATTGTTGAGGGGTCTTATATCTTCCCGATCATGGACTGCGAGGTTACCCTGAACGTCTCGACGAAATACCAAACCGCGCGCGCACCTTCTATAAAGTTGACCGTGGTCGAGGCTCCTGGGGACTCCCAACTCCCGGCCCTCAAGGCGGATAACCCCGGAGGCGCGGGAATCCTGGAGGACCGCCCCATCTGGTACGAGGAGCCCGACTGGTCCTCGGGCGTCTCCAAGGGGCGCGAGCGCGCGGGCTCGCAATCCACCAAAGGAAGGGCGAGATTCGTGAGCGTCGAGGGTGACCGCTCCCGTCAAACGCACAGCTTCCAAGTGGCAGGCAATCGCGAGGATATGTGGAACGTGCTGGAGTTCTTCGAGACCCGCCGAGGCCGCCTGCGCTCCTTCTGGCACGTTGACCAGGATCAGTATTTCCAGACGGTAGCGATCGACGCCGGAGGCGCTTCGATAGGTCTCTCCGAGAACACTCTGAGCCTAGAGGATACTCAGGAGGAGTTCACCCACCTGGGCCTTGTGATGAGCGACGGCACGGTCTATGTACGGCCCGTCTCAGGCATAACTGCGATCCTCACAGTCTACAACGTGGCACTCTTGACCGATCTCCCCGCAGGGCTTGAGCTTTCAGACATCCACCGCGCGGCGCGCGCACGCCTGACCCGCTTCACTAAGGACGAGCTGGTCGAGAAATGGGAACACACCGGCTACTGCCGGGTCAAGATCAGCATAATCGAAGTCCTCAACGAACAGGACTTCACTATCTAGGTACAGTTGATGGTAAAAGCATACGCACGGTCTGAGAAAGAGGGTATCACCCTCTTGACTTTCTTCCACGGAGAGGGTCTAGGTACACGGGAAAAGTACACCGACTGGGACGAGTCCTTCTTGGGGCACAAGTCCGAGCCTCGCATGAGCATCTCCCTGCCTGCAAACACCGGCTCGTTCGACAAGAAGGAGCTTCGCATACTCATGCCTGTGGACCCCTTTACAAGCCTAGCGTCGAACGGCTCCCCTCACTCGCCCATCTATGTGCAGATCGAGGAGGTCACGCAGGGCCTCTTCCCGGGGGACCAACCTTCTCAGAAGGTACTGTACTCAGGGCGTGTGGTTAGGTCTATCAGGAATTACCAGGGCCGGGACAACATGGTCGGTTTCTTTGCCCTGCTTATCAAGTCCCGCCTGGATGTGCCTATGGGCTTGCCTTGTAACCACCATTGCGCCTGGGCTTTGTTCCACGGAGGGTGTGGCGTGGTCGAGGCGAGCTTCGACGAGGTGGGTGAGATTGACTCCCAAGACGGCACAATAGCAACTGTCACGACCCCTGCCGTCCTTTCTCAGGGTGCCTCAGATGCTAGATTCTGGAAGCGGGGGTATCTGGAGAAAGACGGACTGCGCCTCTCGATTCGCGACTACGACGGCGCGACAAACACAGGTAAGTTCTACTTGGCTCGTGCCGCACCTGACTCATGGATCGGAGGCACCGCTGACATACGCTTTATCCCCGGCTGCGACAAGACCGTGGAGACCTGCCGCGCTCGGTATAACGCGGAGGAGTTTTTCATGGGGATGGGTTACGCCATCCCTGCCTACCATCCGGTCCTCGACAGCCCCCTCTAATGACCATCCGCATCTACAAGCCTCGCCTCGTCTGGAATACAGGCAACATCGAGATTGCTGCTGCGATGGTCAGCGAGATTCACAACTGGATAGGAACCCCATACGAGTCCGGTCAGTCCTTCCCCCAGCGAGGCGCTGACTGCACCGGCAGCATCTTCGGCATCATAGACGCCCTGGACGGACGCAAGCGCATGAAGCCTGTCGGATTCCCTCACGACGGATCTCTGCACTGCCGCGCGGGCGCAGTTCGCACCGTGCGCGAAATCGTCAGGCGCTACTCGCCGTGCCACAAAATCGAGGCAGATGAGGACGGCTTGTTCCAGGTCGAGCCTGGAGATATCGTGGTGACAGGCGATCAAGGTGGCGGGCCGGGACACGTCGAGCTAGTGGGGCCGAACCCTAACGAACTCTACCACTCGATGCCCTCGGTGGGTTTCCACCAAGGCGGGTGGTCGTTCCTAGAACAACAAGTCCTTTACGCCGTCTACAGGATCGAGGACAAGCATCTCTGGAGGCAACAATCATGAGTGGTGGAGTAGCAGGCGCGAGCACCGCAGCAGCAATGTTCGCGCGAAACCTGCAAGACAGCGTGGCCTATAACTGGAACAGGGGCCGCAAGAAATTCCTGCTCATGCTCTGCGTGGGCGTGGGTGTAACAGTTGCAGGACTAGCCATGCAGTTCGGCGAGTCTCCAGCGTCTGAGTGGCAACTAGGAGGGGTCGAGCTTGCGTATATGGTTATCAGTACGGGCCTGTCTATATTAGCCGGGATGCTACTGAACAAAGAAGGGGGTTCCCCTTTACAATCAGACAAACCCACAACACTGGCAGCGCGGGGGTCTTTTGTGTCTTGGCATGTGGGGACTCGCCGTATAGGCCCCGTGTTCTGCTGGGCAGGCTCAAGGATTACTGTCAAAGAGCGTACTGGCAGCGGTAAGAAAAAAGGGAAGCGTTATGTAGATTACGAGCAGGGCTGGCATGTCTTGTGTATAGGCCCTGTGAATGCTCTGCATGGAATCTACCAGGGCGGTAAGCTAATCTTCGCAGGCACTATCACTTCCGACTCCCACCCAAGCGGCACGTCGTTTGACTTGGGATCAGAAGGCGCGTTCACGATCTACTGGGGGGAACCTGACCAACCTATCAACACTTTCCTAGGAGACGCAAACCGGGTAGGTATCTCCTCTAGGTGGCCTAACGCTTGCTACGTCGTGTGGAACAGGAAGCGTCTGTCTGGTGATAGGTGGCCTGTGTTAGACTATGTTCTTGAAAGGCGGCCTGTCTGGGGACTCACCAACCTGTCTCAATCTGCACCGTGGTATGAGACTAATCTGTCGCTAACAGGCCCCTCGTTCGATCTGGTAAACGGACTCGACGACAGCGACGAGGACGTCGGTTTTTTAGAGTTCTTAGGCAACGTGACCTCCTCTTTCTACCCCGGCACATATTTAGAGCTTTCTGGTACAGGCATGCCTGACGGCACTTACCGCATCCTGCGCTCGGACACCAATAGTGTGGTCAACTTCTCTTCGGGGGAACTAATTTTAGATTACTCGCTGATGTTCACGCGCGTGTATCTACAGGGGGGCACGACGGGTGTTGTTGGTGGGACGATTCCAGCCAATCTCCAACCGCCCTGGCCGGGGCAGGGGTCCGTACAGCTTTGGGAGGGTGACGCTTCCGAAGGGGCTAACATAGCCCATGTTGTAGGGGAGATGCTATTCGCCGACTTCCCGCAGGGCTTGCAGTTCTCGCCTTCACACCTTATCGAGAAATGGGACCTGAGTTCGTTGGAGGCTCTGGGCGAAGAGGCTGAGAGCTTTTCGTGGCGCTCGGCAGTTTTGAGCACTGAAGGGGAGACTGCCGAGGGGTTGCTGGGCGCTATGCTACAGGACCACGGCGTCATGCTGCCCGTGGACACCTCTGACGGCAGCCTGTTCTTCCAGCGAGTGCGCTTTTCGCTTGATACCCCACCGACTATCGTTGAGGATCTGTACTCCGAGAGCTTGCCTGAGATAGAAACCCGGCTAGGCCATTCTCCAGTAGATAGGATCATCTTCTCGTTCGCCGATCATGAGCATCAGTTCAGTGACATGACAATCTCGGTGGACGACGACGGGCAGGCGTCGTTCGAGCAGCACCAAAGGGCGCGTAAGGTTCCTATCGTATCCACCACACACTTCACTACTGCCGCCTCGTTGGCTGAGTTGCGCGCTCCCGAAGAACTTGCCCCTGGTGCCAAATTCAAGCTAACGGTGGGGCGTGAGGCTCGTGACTTGCTGCCCGGACAGGTCATATCCGTGGAGGGCTTCGCCGAAGTGCTTCGCTTGATCTCTGTTGAGGTGGATCTCCTCTCCGAAAGCGTGAAGCTCGAAGTCATCCCTGACTACTACGGGGTCCCGCTATCGAACTTCACGACAAATGCCAGCGCCGACGACCCAGTAGTGCTTGCCCCTGAAAACGACCTGGAGTTCTTCTGGGCCGAGTTGCCAGAGCAACTCTTGGACGGCGGTTTCGGCTCGCAGCAGACAGGCATGGTTCCTCGCATTCGGAATCACGCTCTGATATCATACTCAGCTATTCACATTTCTAGGGACGATGTGGTATATCAACACGTACTGGATGATACCAACGTGCAAACAGGAGGAACCCTGGACACGGAGTTGAGCGCTGATGCCTCGCAGTTCGCCGCACTAGGCCCCGTGTTCACCGAGCTTGGCCCTGACAATGCGCAAGCTGTGGACTACTCGACAGACCTGTCAAGCTGGGGGCTTGGGCGTCAGCTTGCTGTCATACGATCAGCGGCGGGCACCGAAATTTGCTTCGTGCAGAAGACTACCATAGTGTCCGGGACCCAGCGACGCTTAGATGGCCTCCTGCGTGCTCGCTACGATACGCGCAGGCTTACGCACAATGCCGGAGCAGCGGTCTATATCATAGACCCTGACAACATCTCACTCGTTCAGGACGGCTTGCTGGAGCCCCTGCAAGACCTCTTCGCCAAGTCGCAGCCCGGCTCGTCTGGAGGTCAAGTCAGCCTAGCCGCCGTCGCTTCAGACCTCACTCCGCTAATTGGCAAGGGTCAGGTGCCTATTACTCCAGACTACGTGCATGTGAGGGCTCCTTTTAGGAACGTCCCCGCATTCCAGACCGGAGACAACATCACGATCTCGTGGGCCATCTCCACAGGCCCGGTCGGTACTGGCTGCGGAGGGCAGACCTCTGGCGTGGCTTTAGGGTCTCCCGACATCCCAGGCACCGTGCAGATCGAGCTGCTGACGGCAGGCGACGTTGTGCAGTCCACTATCAGCGTGGACCCTTCGGCGACTATCGAGTATGAAATCACGAACGCAGCGCTTGTTGCAGCGTTCACTTCCGAACCCGCTACGTTCAAAGTGCGTGTTACACACATCGCGAACAGTTACTCTTCTACGGCGAGCCCTTCGCTCACCATCACCCGCGTCTAAACCCCTCCGGGGAGGCAATCAAATGGTTAGGCCCCTAAAGAACAACATCGACTCCGGCATCCAGAACTGGGATGGTAAGATCGACGACAACGACGAGGCTTTGTTCAACAAGCCCTTACCTGTCCACGAGCACTCAGGGGACGAGACGGACCTTGCGAGCACCTTCGCTGCGGCAGCGTATGATCGCTGTCACGTCATGGTGAACGACACGGCTCACGGCTGGTCTCTATACGTGAGTGACGGCACCAACTGGTTCCGCTGCTTCAACCTAACGCAGCCTGCCATCGCAGCTCTCGTCGATTCGACCGGAGGGACGGCAAACGGCTCGCTAGGTCCAATCTCAGGCTCCGGTGCCGATGCTGACATCAACAACAACTTCGCTGACCTTACCGAGAAGGTCAACGAGCTGCGCACGGTCCTAGTAGATCATGGGCTTGCATCCTAGTGAATGACCCTCTGAAGGGGTCATCTGCCGGAGTCGGTGGCGGGATTGCCTCCCTCGTCATCGACTCCACTTTTTCGAGAAAGAGCTTGACTTCTGCTGAAAAGGTGGTAAGATGCTCATTCACGCTGGTCACGGCAATGGAACCGTGATGGAACACGCAGGACACTCCCACAACCGCTGGGAAAGTGCCCAGCGCCGTTCCAGGGACCGAAACGCCGATCGCCCCAGCAGGTCATGGACCTGACCAGCTCCCAACAAGCGGGGAGCACGGGGGGGAGCAGCACGCATGCACGCGCTCTCCCCACGTCCACCTTCAACGAAAGCGCCCGCTTCCGAGTCATCAGACCTAGAAGCGGGCGCTGCCCGTAGAGGAGCTTACAGAGCGTCTCAGACGCCGCGCTCCTCCTTGAGTCACAGGAAGCGCTCCCAGGGCGTTTCTCCGACCGGCAGAGGGCCGTGCGGCAGCTCCAGGCCCTCAAGCAGCCCCTCGGGCATGGCGGCCAGGATCAAGGCCATAGGGACGATCCTGGCGTGGTGGAGGATGCGCCCTTCGTAACCATAACCCCCCATGGATACGATGACCCCCAGCACGTTGCCCTGGGCGTCGAACAAGGGGCCTCCAGAGTCTCCGTGGAAAATATCTATAGCTATGCGATCCGCGTCCTCGGTGGCTATACCCTCGGTCCACCAGTGCTCGCCTGCTCCGTAGCCTGACTTGAACACGCGCTCGCCAGCGAGGGGTATGCGGTCGGCCAGAGGCCAGGGCTCTCTGTTGTGTGGTTCAGTCACGAGCACGCAGGCGTCGAGATCCCCTACGCGAATCACCTCAAGCACTTCCAGGCCGCTCGCAGTAATCATCTCGACCGGCGTGCCTTCTACGACGTGCCACGCAGTTAGCCAGGATGTGTCGGAGATCGGAAAGCCCGTCCCAAGGCCAAGGGGCGTTTCGATGGTGGAGGCGTGCCTGGACTGGAGCAGGCATTCTTGAGGGTGCTCAGGCAGGGCTCCGCACGATACAAGGATCAGTGCGGCGCAGATGGGGGACCTTCGTTGCATATCTGTCGAGCGCGAGAGGCTTGAGCCCTTGCTCCATCGCCTCGTGCTGTTACGATGGTGGCCTGGGTTGCGAGGGCGTGGATCGTGCCGCACACCTGACAGGTCGCGCGCTGGAATTTCTCCGAAGCGACCGGATAGGTGTGTGAGATGCGAAGCTCTCCGAGGCAGTTAGGTATGGCGCAGTTCATTATGTGATCCTCTGCTTTGACCTTCTGTTCATATTAGGACTACCTATTACGTTGAATGTACGATCCTACTATGTGTTGATTGCCGGATGATTGGATCAGCTCCCCTGTATGGCCTAGATGAGGGTAGAAGGCGTAGATAATTGCGTCGGCGCGGTCGGGCGACTCGCTTACCTGCAAGCGTTTGCGCCATTCGTCCTTGGTCTCGACCTTGAGCTTTCCCTTTCGGTCGGTGTAGTATTGGCGCGTCGAGAGTTGCTTGAGCAGTCGCGCGTCGTTAGGCAACCGAACGATGTGCTCTCGCACGAGGTTCCGCAGCATCCACCACGCCTCGCTGTAGAGGTCGGAGAACATGGCGCTATCATGCGGCCGTGCTTGCGTGTGAAACTCCAGCACGTTCTTGCCTCCCTCGTGGAATGAGTGCATGACGCCCTGACCCATTCCGCCCGCGTCAGGGATGTACCAGCAATCTGCGTCAGACCAGTTGGCGTCCCTCTGGAGAGCGAAAGCGTAGTCTGTCACGCTGATGGGTTCGGTCTTCACGAATATCTTGAAGTGGGTGATCGCGAGCCCGTGGCGCTGTGCCACGACTGACTCATCACCTCCGAAGCGCGAGTAGTCAATGCCTATGGCTCGGTTCACACGCATCATGTCTTTGATGCTCGCGCAGCCTAGCAGGTTCGTCTTGGTGCAGATCGTCAGGTCCCGCAGCCCCATGACGTTGTTCGGGTCCTCGTGCGGAAACTCTCCGAGAACTCGAACGCGATACTGGTCGCTGTCGCGCCCGTACTCCCATTCTAGTTGCTTATTGCGACCAGGGGAGACGATGTGGGGGTAATCGCGCGCGGTATCCTCTGCGTTGAACACCAAGCGGTGCCAGTGATCCGCCTGCGAGGTGAAAAAGTTGTAGAACTCGCACGACGATGCGTTCGGGTTGCCTATGGCGAGGAACAGCGCGTCCGGGTTGGATAGCGTCCCTTTGATGGTCTCGATGATGCCTGATGAAACACCTGATGCCTCGTCCGCGATGAACGTCAGGCGTTTCTCGTGGATGCCTTGGAGGTTCTCAGGGCGTGTAGCTGTCGCGGTGCGTATGCCCCACATCTTAGAGCCGTTGACCTCGACCTTGGTGCCGTAGGTCTTGCACATCTTCTGCATGACAGGGTGCGCTTCCTTCAAGAGGCGGGCGCACTCGTCGATCCATTGCTTGCACTGACGCATCGAAGGGCTTGTGACAATGCAGAGCGCGTCTTCGTACCGAATGCAGCGCCAGAGTGCCACGATGACAGACACGGAAGTCTTGCCGGGGCCTTGGCCGCTTCGCACGGCGATTCTCTTGAGCCGCTTCTCGACCGGCAGATAGGATTCAAGCTGAACGATGTTCAATAGTTCCTCCTGCTGCCAAGTGTAGTCGAAGTTCATGGCCTCCCTCGCGAAGACGCGGATGTCAAAGCGCCAGCGCTCATACAGAGGCTCGAATTGTCGTGAGAAACGTCCCAAGGTCTACCACATGATGATATGACGCATACCGGCCTGCCCCCGGTAGCTGTCGATGACCTTCAAGGTCTCTGCGAAGCGTGTTTCGGAGCTGCCCGCTCCCAAAACTACGAATGTGATGGTGTCTCCCCGGAGACCCTGTAGCCACGCGGGGGTGTTTGAAACAAACCGCAGCTCGTGGCCTTCCGAGGGGCCAAATTTCAACGTCTTGCCATTACTCCAACGACACGAAGAGGTTAGCGCAGGGTCGATCGCGGTCGTGACTTCGTAGAGGAAGCCCATGAAGCGCCTCGCTAGGTCCCGATTCGACGCAATTACGATGGTTCTCGCGCCCGGCACGATCAACGAGTGCCATAGCGCACATAGTGCAAGGGCGTTCGATGTCTGCGCTAAAGGCATCTCCGTGACTTGGAGAGGGTCCTCATCTTCGTAGAAGCGGCTCATCACCTCGCTCTGGTGTTCGTTGGGCCGAAGGCCCAGACGAGCACAAAGATTCTCGGGGTCACGCAGACTCTCCATCATCGTCTCCTGTATCAGGCTGTTTGTCAGCATCTTGCTCCTCAGTTGGCCTATCAGCGCATCCGAGTCGAATGCGCATCTGCTCGTTTTCGACTTCGAGATGTGCCATCTCGACGCGAAGGTTACCCATGCGAGTTTGCATGCGTGCAATAACTTTCTCAAGCTCCCTCACACGGTCCAGTAGTGTCTCACGAAACTCCTTCTTCGATAGTCGGCGATTCTCCAGCCAAACCCTAAACCATGCCACGCCCCCTGCGCCCAGAACGGCGCTGATGAGGAGCTTGGCGGATTCTGGGAGGTAGTCGTCTGCGGGGATCTGCACGTCTTTCGCCCTCTCTGTATTAGTTGGAAAGAGATGCGTGGACGTTCACGGACTGGAACAGTGACACGAGCCTAGCCGTGTCTTCCAGGTAGATTTCGAGTTCAAGCTGCTCAAGCGTGTCGTCAGCCCTGACGAACGCATCGTGGAGTTGTATGATCGGCCTCATGGTGAAGGTCAGCACGTCGCCTGAAACCTCGGGCAAGCTGGTCATCACACGCGCCGTCAGGATTGCCGCAGAGACTTGCTTCCGAACCTCTTCCGAGATCGGGACGATAGGCTCTTCCTTCTCCATGTAGGCTTCGGTGCGGGAGAGTACGCGCTCGATGGTGCGGGCGACGGGTCCTTCGGCCACAGGTACGGAGCCGGGCGAGGTCGAGGCGCAGGAGGCGAGCACGAGGCTCAGGGAAATAAGTAGATTCTTCATTCTTCGTCTTCTTCGATAGGGGCCACGCCAGGAATGTGGCCGGAGTGATTGAGGTCGCGGAGTTCAGTTGAGGCGAACGTGGTGATGCCTAGTCCTTTGACTTGCACGCCAAAGTAGCGGCCTAGCTCCCTCTGCGCGAGTTTAGTGAGTGCCTCTTCGGCGTGATCTTGGATCTCGGCGAAGGTGTGTGTGCGGATGAACTTGAGTACAACTCTCTGGACATCGACGAGGAGCCCTTGCTCCGCGTCCTCATTGTCCATGAGCCAAGTCTTGATGTTGGAGATGGTGAACGAGAGCGAGATGCCTACTCGCACCACGAAGCCGTCCTTCGTGGTAGCCACCACGTCGGATGGCTCGCGGACCTTGCGACGTACGTTATCCTTGTAGATGGTAGTGCGGGCAGAGTGCATCCAGTAGCCTCCCGGCCCTAGTTCTTTGACCCTAGCTCCAGTGACTTTCACACCTCTCTCATGTGCTTCAATAATGCCATAATCCGGCACAACCCACGAGATAGTCCAATGGACCAGCTCGTAGATGAGATGGAAGAGGGTTTCGAGTCCTACACCCATGTCAACAGTGGTGCTTTTTGATGCTTAGGTAGAGATGGTCGAGGTTCCCTGGAGCCCCGGCCGCGAAGGTCGGCCCTACTCGGCCCCAGGAGCTGCGAAGGGTGCTTCGTCCGTGATTGCCTCGACAGCGGACTCCAGCACGGCGTCGATGAGCCCGGCGTCGAGGCCGGTGGCCTTCACGAGGTAGATGGATGCGATTGCCGCGAGGGCGATGAGAAGTTTCTTGTAGCGTTTCATTTGAGTCGTGTGAGGGTAATGTTTGAACCGCCGCGAAAGACGACGGTTGTTCCGATGCCTGATCCATTAGTACGCAGTCGGATCACTTCCGTGTCCGCGACATCGACTATGGCTTGGTTGGTGTTCGTGATGAATCCCCCAACAGGCACCGTATGGAAGAGGGTAGTGCCTACCACAGTTGAGCCTCCTACCTGAAGCCACATCTTTGCCAGCGTGGTGCTACTCCCTGCGGTCTCTCTGAACATGATGTTCCAAGTGATCAAGAAGGTGGCCGTGACCCCTCCGTTCCATGTCCACTCTCCGTCTGCGGACAGGCTCCAGCTCGCCGCAGGTTCTGCGGCCCTACTATTATCCACGTCCACCGTGATGGCTGTGGCAGAAAGCGTTTGGTCGGCAGCCGGACCTATAGAATAGGCGTGCGTGGTGGTGAAGTTAGTGGCGTCGGCCCCGTCGGCCCCGTCGGCCCCGTCGGCCCCGGCGTCGCCCAGCTTACCC